GTTTAAGAGGAGCCTCATTCGGAGGTTTGTCGTTTTAGAGGATCAGTCTATCAACAGGCTCAAAGCCTTAGATGGATCCTGTTATCTCAATTACGACACTATTGATTTGTCTAGTGCATCTGACAGAGTCTCGATAGAGCTCGTTCGACGCGTTTTCCCGAAGCAATATCTTTTTTATTTGCTCGGGACGCGATCTGGACGAGTGAGACTTCCGGATGGGAGTCTTCGAGAAGTCCATAAGTTTGCACCTATGGGCTCTGCCTTATGTTTTCCTGTGCAATGTGTGGTCTTTACGGCCATTACTATGCTTGGTTACTTGATGCACTACTATGGATGTGACACTTGGGAAGGCATCCGTGAGGATGCTTACGAGCTTACACACCTTGCAGAATTCTGCAAGATGCTCGAGACTCGTACTGATACCTATTCTCATAGGCTTCACTCTCCGAGTGTATATGGCGACGACATTGTCTGTGATCCTAGGGTTACAGATCGTGTCATTGTTCTTCTTCAGTCTTGTGGACTGAAAGTGAACTCTGACAAGAGTTTCACCGGAGGTCAACTCGTACGGGAATCATGTGGCATCTATGCCTTCAATGGCTATGACATCACACCCGTTATTTTCCGCATCAAAGCCTTTCGCAAGGCCTTAGATGCTTCTAGCTATGCCTCTTTCGTCGAGCAGATAAATAAATTTGGTGACAATCGCATGAAATACTTGCGATCGTTCCTCATAAATGTTCTGCATCGAGAGATGAGAATTGGTGGCCTTCCTCAGGCTGCCGTTCGACTCACAAATTTCACAAGCAATCGCTTGGTGTTTGGAGTTTTCTCGACGAACCTCTTGAAGCCCAACATTGTTAGGGTGAGAGTGGATTGGCAACGCGAAGAAAAGAAGGTGCTGAGGTTGACTAACGTTACTGGCCGCGATCCTGCAGAGGACGCGGACGAGTATGCGTATGTCAGGAATAGAGCAAAAGTCCGCACTGGCGGGAATCAAGACGACTTTCAATGGTCGTCCCCGAGGGTGCGTCCTTCTTCTACGAGGGTCCGACCGGGTTGGACTCCGGTCTGGATGTAGAATAACAATGTGTGGGGCAAGGCAGGAGGACCATTTGACGAATTGCGCAAGTGTTGTAGCTTTGCTACATCACATGGCGACTGATCCGTAAGGATCCGTCTGGCGGCCGCGTAGGTCGCCAATCCTCTGAGGTCTTAAATAGACGCTGGAGCGAGGTAATACCTCGC